GGCTGCTGCTGCGGAGCGCCGAGGGCCGAGCCGAGCAGGCCGCCCACCGGGTTGCCACTGCCACCCAGCGCGCCAGCCATGCCCGTTGCGCCCGCAGCGCCGCGGAGTGCGCCGAAGGCGGGGACGGCCATGCCGAGCACCTGTCCGCCTGCGCCGAGGAGGCCGCCGATGCGCTGCTGCGTGGCCTGCGCCTGCTGTTGCCGCGCCTGCATCTCCATCGCCGTCTGTTGCGCGGAGAGTTGCGCGCCCTGCTGGAGGCCCGCGGACTGCACCCGCTGCGCCGCGTCGCCGCCGGCGGCCGCGCCGAGCCGCTGCGTGAGGAAGGGATTGCCGCCGCCGGATGCCGACGTGGCCGCGCCCATCGCCTGCCGGCGCGCTTCGGTCTGCGCTCGCCCGATGGACCCTCGGAGCGCGCCCTGCTGCTCCTGATAGAGCCGCTGCCGCTCCTGCTCGGTGGGCTGGAATCCGCCGCCGAGGAGCGACAGGCCGCCAGTGAGCGCGGCGACGCCGGTCTGTGCGTTGAAGTCGGCGCCAGTGCGGCGACCGGGAACGAGGGGCGGCATGGCTCTACTTCCTTCCGCCGGACGCGATGCGCTTGAACGCACCACGCTTGACCCCGGCTTCCAAGGTTACTCCGATTAGCTCGAATCCGCGACCCGAAGTGATGCCCTGGCCCTCATATTCTTGAACGAGGAACTGCACCGCTTCGCACTTCTGCACGGTCGGCCTGATGTCGAGCTCGACGCGTCCAGACGAGTCGGCGAGCGCCGCGAGCTGGGTGCTCGTCCACGTCTTCCACGTCTCTGTCTCGGTCTGGTAGTCCTGCGATGTCCTGATGCGGATCCCGTTGGCGAACCACCGCAGAAGGAACACCGCGCGCCACAGTCGGCCAAAGCCGGCGATGCCGTTGAGCTTGATCCACGAGGTGCGGAACGTGAGGCCGACGCCTGGAGTCGACGCCCACGAGAGCGGCGTCTCTTTCCAGATGGAGTTCCCGGTCACGTCGGCGATGGCACTCCACTCGATTCCGTCCACGTTGGCGATCATGGTGGGGCTGATGGCGTCCCGACGCGTCCAACGGTTCAGGCGGTAGTTCCATGCGAGGCCGCGCTGGTTACCGGCGCCGCGGGCCGTGTCCAGCGTGAAGCGCACTTCGGCCTCGCTGGGGATGATGCACGCCGACGTGATGATGCGCGTCAGGCCGTCGCTCGAGGCCGCCGTGAGCTGGTCCATGACCGGCGCGCCAACGAACTGGTACTGTAGGTCGCGGCCGAGCGTGAAGAAGCCGCGCTCACTGTGGAACATGACCCCGAAGGGTCCCTCTACGATGCTCTCCACCGAGTCGCAGCCGATGTCGGACGAGACGAGGCGCGGAGGCCGGATGCTGCTCGCGTTGCCCGCCGCGTCGCCGCCGTCGCCCTCGATAATGAAGACCTTGGTACGCTTGAAGACAACGACTTTGTCATCCAGCGCGGCGATGCCGACCGAGGGGCCGCCCTCCTGCGGGATGCGGACGCGCAGCGTGTCGTTCCACTCGGGTGCGATGCCCTTCGCCAGAGGCTTGGTGTACCAAACGTCGAGCCGGTCCTCTCCGTTGAGACCCCACAGACGCGACTGCGTGGAGCAGATGGAGAGCAGCGCCGGAGACGGCCACGTGGAGAGCTCGCCCGCGCCAAGCGCCGACGTGTACAGCGTCTCTGGGACCGGCCGCGTGAAGTCCCACGCGTGCAGTTCAACACTGTTCGACAGGACGGTTCCGCCGTTCGTGACGGTGACGAATACCTGGCCCTCGTTGTCCGGGTCCACGAGCGGGACGACCGTGCCGATCTTGCGGAAGTCGCCGCCGCCGTCGGGTGGGCACGCGTAGATCGCCGACGTGACCTGAATGTCCTTGTCCCCAAGGATTGAGATCGGACGCCATGGCGAGAACACGAGCTTCCCGCCGTGGTCGTTGGACCCCTCGCCGCCGATCTGACCAGTGAGTTCGGCCAGGAGCGAGTAGCAGATCGACGACGGCGGCCCGCGGTGGAGATTGCCCTTCGCGTCGATGTACTCCCACACGACGACAAATGCCCATTGGTTATTGGGGTTCGGCCCGCTCGGCATGCCACCGGGGAACGGATACCCGGTCCAGTCGATGTGCCCCTGAATGTTCGGCGGGACAGTGCCCGAGAAGCTGTAGCTATTGCCGAAGCTGTTCGGATCGTACCCGTCGAACGCCACCCACTCGGGGCACGGCGGCGTCATCTCAGCATGGTCGACGCCATCGATCATGGACGTGCCGTGACCGCTTCCAAGGCACCGGATGCCCTGTGCGGTCACGTTGCGGATAGGCGTCGTGTCGTGAGTCTCGACGCGAACGAGGTCGACGGAGCGGCGGTAGTACCCGCCGCCGCCAGAGATGAGGTCGGCCGAGCGGATGGGGTACGCGCTGACCATCCGCCGGCCCGTGCTCGGCGCGTTGAGGTCGTAGGCCAGGTGCGGGAGGTGCGACGTGGGGGACGTCGGCTGCACGAGCGGAGAGCCAACCTCACCGTTGCCGAAGAACTCGATCGTGTCCTGACCGTACCGGGCGCAAAGCATGAGTTGAGTCAGCGACGAGCCGTCCACAGCGAGATGGACGACGAAGCCGACAGGGGCCGCCTTGTACGCCTCGATGTGCTTCACCGACCCGGTGGGATCCAGGTTGGTATCCTCTGTGTACCAAGCTCCCTGATGCGCCACGCCGACGTAGCTGACGCCCGTCTCGGTGATGACCGGGGAGAAGTGTGCGGCGAGCTGGACGCCGCCGATGAGGTTCTCGTAGCTCGGGACGAACGACGTGGATAGCTGGAGGACCTGAGTGCCGTACGCCTTGCGCACCGACCCGGACGAGCGCGGCGTGCCCGTGCTGCGCGCCGCCCACATCTTGCCCGTGGTGTCCACGAGGCCGATTGACGCGCGGCACCAGTAGCTGGTGAACGCGCCAGAGGCCGGAGGCGTAAACGGCGTCACCGTCGTGACCGCGCCGCTCATGGAGTCGGCCACGTAGTCGATCACTCCCGTCTCTGAGATCACCACGAGTTTGGATAGCGGGCCGTTGTGCAGGATGTGCTGCACGCCAGCCGCCGGGATTCCCTTGGTCGCGACGACGGCGCCAGTCACGTCGAGTCGCTTGATCGCTCGGCTCAGTCCAGCCACGTCGAGGTAGCACAGGTATGCGTAGGCGGTCTGCGTGTAGTCCGGCGCAAGCGCGTACTGATGCGCGCTCGCGTCGATCGACCCCACCGAAGTCTCAGTGCCGACCGTCCACGTGTTCGCGTGGGTGTCGTACGCGCACGAGAAGAGGTTGCCGTTCCCGCCGAGCCCGGTGATGACGAAGTAGCGACCGGCGAGCGAGACAACGCGCACCGCGTTCGTGATGCTGACGAACGAGCTCGGTCCGCTGATGGCGGCTGCCGCGTCGTCGGCCACGTTCCAGAATCCGTAATACGCGGCCACGCCGCCAAGCGAATCGTCCTGCTCCCACACGGCGCAGACAACATCGCCCGCGATGGCCGCGTCGCTCTTGTTGCACGAGAGCGCCTGTCGAACGATGGGATCCGTCAGGACGCGCGTCGCTCGAGGAGAGCCCGTGTTGAGCGCGGCCCACGTGGCCAGCGACGCGTCCGGCTGCTGGCGGAACGTGCCATCCGTCGTGATGGCGTGCGCGAAGCCGTCGTGGTCGACGATGTTGTTGAGGCCCTTCGCCGCGACAACCGCGGTCCCGTCGCCCGGCTCGTTGGTGATGCTGATGCCGTTGCGCTTGCCGATCTGCTTGTCGCGCGACCACCTGGCCTCGGCGATCTCGATCATGCCGGGCGGGTCGCTCGCGAAGTTGTCGTCGTTGTCCGAGAGCCCGTCGATCAACGGAACGGACACGACAGCCTTCTCAAGGCTCATGCGATGGGCCCGAGTGCCGCTGCGATGCGGTCGAACGCCTCACGCACCGTCGCCGGAGGCGTGCCGGACCAGTTCGCGGCCACGGCAGGCGTGTACGACACGTCGCCCGCGTCGGTCGCCTCGAGCTGCTGGTGCATCTGGTCGGCCATGCGTCGCACGTTCGTCTCGAGCGAGACGTGCGCCGGGTCACCCGTGGAGGTCAGAAACGGCTGAGCTCGACTCATGTGATGCTCCCTCGGCGCGGCCACCACTGATCGTAACTGGACTCGGTGTCACGAACGGTCGGCGGATGGTCCATGTCCTCGCTCGCGAACTGCGACGAGATGCGCGTCCACACCTGGCCGCGCTCGGCCTGGAGGTCGGCGACGCTGCCCTCCTCCTTGGTGACGCACTTGATGGCGGCGTCGAGAACCACCCACTCCTCCCAACCGCCCTCCCCGTCGAACACGTCGGAGTCGCCCGACATGTCGAAGAACGAGCGCACGTAGAGGACGCGGTAGGGGTACGCCGAGTCGGGGATCGGCGAGAACGTCATCGTGTTGCCGTCGATGATGATGTAGGCCGTGGGCCACGACGGCATGCCCCACGTCGCCGCGTTCAGGCCGTCGACGAACTTCTCCATCGTCGCGCGTCGGATGGAGCGCCAGACGCCCGACACCTGCACCGCGAACTTGACGACGCGGTAGGTGTTGGCCGGGAGCGCGAGCGTCTCGGAGCCGCTGGTGAGCGTGCCCGTCGTGCTCTTGGTGTAGAAGCCGGAGCCTGCATCGACGATCGCCGAGTGCAGGCCCGCACAGCTTTGGTTGATGAAGCGATCGACCTCGGCGTCGGTGATGTGTGGGTCGTTCTCGATGTCCGCACGCTGGCGAACCTCGGCCCGGAGCTGCGCCAGCGTGCGTGTACGAACGGCCACGAATCACCTCAGACGCCGGTGTAGGGGACCTCTTCGTAGAGCATCGACGCCGTGACCACGTGCGAGGTGCCTGTCGCCGCCGCAGCGATCGACAGGAACCCGCCGGGCGGGATGACGATCGCGCCGTCGACCGGGTAGACCACGGGCGACATGGTCGTGTGCGTGGCCGCCAGCGCGCCCGCGAACGGGACCACCGGCAGATTCATCAGGAGCACGTGCGCGCCGGTGCCGGTCGTCGCCGTGTTGCTCCACCCGTGCGCGACGCCCTTGCTCGAGCCCACGCGCGTGGCGCGCGGCGTGATGTTGTAGGTGCCCGTCGGGGCCGTCGTGTTGACCACGTGCTGAAGCGAGAACGCGCCCGCGCCTGGCGTGCCGCTCACGTGGCCGATGATGACCTCGTGGAGGTGAAGATCGACGGTCGATCCGACCGGGTTCTCCACCGACAGGATCGTCTTCTTGTCGGCGGCGATCGTGCCCGCCATCTCGGCGATGATCGTCACGCCGGCCTGAGCCGTCGTCACGTAGAAGAGCTTGTTGCGCTGCGCGGCCTCCGAGCGGCGAGCGCCGCCGTACACCACGCGGAGCGAACCGTTGCGGCTCGCGCCGACGATCACTCCAGTTCCATCCTGCACCGAGGTCTGTGCGCCCGCGGGCTGTACCAGTCGATTGTCATCCACGGCCATGGCGAATCCTTCCGGGGCTCAGCCCCGCGTCATCGTGATCAGGGAACGAAGTGCATCGATGAGGCCCTCGCGGTCGCCCGACTTGAGCGCGCCCATCATCTGGTCCGCAGTCGCGCCGAGCGCGGCTGTCTCGGTGTCGTCGCTGTCGGCGTCCGACGGACCGCCGCTGTCATCCGCGTCCGGCTCCATGGCCGGTCCGAGAATGGCCGCGGCGATCCTCTTCGGGTCGTCAGCCATCACGCACCCTTGCGGGGGCGGCTGATGTTGCGGAACGTGAGCGAGATCATCGCAATCGCGCTCGCCGCCGGGTCGGCTGCCGACCCGCCCACCATCCACTTGACCGTCATGGCCTTCGTGGAGGGCGAGTAGTCGGAGGTGACCATGATGTTCCCGTCGGTCGCGGTGGCCGCGATGAGCTTCCAGTCGATTCCGAAGAACGGGCTGGAGGCCGTCGTGCCGGTGGCCGTCGGGTACGAGTCGTCCGTGGTGACCGTGTAGGTGCCAGTGCCCGTGCGCGCGACGGTGAACCCCAAGCAGTCCTGCGAGGAGATGACCGACGAGCCGAACGTGACCCGGCCGAAGAGCTTCTTGACCTCTGCATCCAGAGACTGGATGCCCGGCTTCTGCCATGTACGCGAAGCCATGGTCAGCTACCGATCGCGAAGCGGCCGTTCCAGCCGGGGGCGTCGCACGCGAGCTGTGCGCGGTAGACGAGCTGCGCTTCCACGCCATCGCTCGTCACGTTGCGGAGGACGACGTTGCCGTCGTTGTCGAGCATCTTGGGGATGTCGCCGAGGCTGTAGAGCGTCCAGGTGTCGAGCTGGAGCGCGTAGAGGACGTTCGGCGGGCAGTTCGGATCCGCGAGGATCTCGACCTGACCCATGGGCCCGACGACCGTGATCGTCTTGAAGCCCATCTTTACGTCCTCGTCGTACGCGTCCATCTGGCCGTACGTGACCTTCGACCCGAGGGCGATCGCGAGGTTCGTCCAGTCCGTGGTGTGGACGACGATGCAGTCCGTGGACGCGTCCTCACGCGCCATGCGCTCGAGGAGGCGCGGGATGGCCTCTTCGATCGGCAGCGAGGAAAAGTCCTGGCGGATGCCGCCGAGGCGCATCACGTCGGCCGTGCGGTCGACGCCGAAGAACGTCGTCGCGCCGGGGTCCGAGGCCGGAACCCACGCGTCGAGGCCCGACACCTTCGCGCCGAAGTCGCCGTCGACGAAGAGGTAGTCGTTGGCCGCGCACGTCGCGATACCCGCGGTGAAGTTGCCCGTCGCGGTGACCGTGCCGGTGTTGCGGTTGACGCTCGACACGGTGACCGTGCCGGACTCCTGCGAGCCGCTCGTGCCGTCCGTCGTCGCCGCGCCGAGGATCTGACCCGGCGAGAAGAAGCGGATGTCCGAGGTCGTCGCGAGCGTGATCGTCGCCGTCGCCGTGTTCGACCCGCTGCTGATGCGGCCGAGCGCGCCGCCGCCGTTGCGGTAGATCGCGTGAACGAGCGAGTTGCGCAGCTGGCGCAGCGCCGCGTCGATCTCGGGCTTCATCGCGCGGATGAAGGACCCGCGGTCGCTCTTCATGCGGTCGACCACCTCGCCGTCGACCTGGCAGAAGCCGTAGTCCTGGACGAGGGTCACGTCGAAGGCCTTGAACTTCGACGGGGTCATCGCAGTGCGACCCTTCGTGAAGCTGGCCGAGCGGCCCTGCGGATCGCCGTACCGGATGGGCACGTGGATCTGCTTGCCGTAGCCCTGCGCCTCGGTGTCCTTCGGCAGGACCGCGAGGAGCGGCGCGTTCTTGTAGACGAGGCTCTTGGGGAGGCCGTTCGGGTAGACCTCCTTGAGAACCGCAGTGACGGTCGTGACGTCGAGAGAAGCCATGGGGCCGGAGTCCTTCCGGCCGGGGCATCAGTGGCGTGTTTCAGCCCTGATTTAGCCGGCCTACGGCGCGGCCCATTCGCTTCCTGACCTCCATGCGCTCCGCTCGGATCTGAGCGGTACGCGAGGAAGGGGGAGGCGCCTCCACGTGAGACGTGGACGGTTCGGCCGCGAGAGCGTTGGTCAGCGTGCGAGGACCACCCTCGTCCGCTTTCTGACCCGTTCCTGCTCTCGGGCTGGCTGTCTCTGTCTGCTTCGCCGTCTCTGAGGACGGAGGCGCATAGAGCGCCTTGACCTTGCCAATCTGCAAGGTCTTCTTGGTCTTGTCAACCAGGTACTCCTCGTACTTGGCCGCTGCTTGCTCGAAAGTGAGGTGTGGAGCCTGCTGCGCGAGGATGCGCAGAGTCTTCTCCACCGTCTCGGGGTCGTCGGCCAGTTCGATCGCCAGCAGTTCGTTGGCCGTGGCGGTCTGTTTGACCACGTCCTGGAACGTCGACCACGCCGAGGCCCACGCCTTCGACTGGCTCTCTTCGGTCTGCTTCTTGGCCTCTTCGTCGCGCTTGGCGAGCGCCTTGGCAACGCGGTCCTCGATGACCTTCTCGATGTCCTGCTGTTGGTTCGCGGTCGGGGCCTTGCCGCCCATCTTCGCGATGCGCGCCTTGGTCCATGCGACGTAGTCGACGCCGAGCTCGCCGAGAGCTTCGTCGAACTCGCCGCGCTTCACGCGCTCTTTCAGCGCTGCGACCGGGTCGCCCTTGGCCGCCAGCTCGGCGCGCTCCTTGGCAAACGCCTCGCGCTCGGCCTTGATCTCCTCGCGCTCCTTGCGGACCTTCTGCTCGGCGGCAGTGAGCTTCGCCCACGCGTCGGCCTTGGGCTCTGGCTTCTGCTCGGTGGGCTTGGCAGCCTCTGCGGGCTTGGCCGCTGCGGCGGGCGCGGGCGGCGGGGTGGCGGCCTGCTGTGCTGCGGCAGGGGCCGCGGGCGCTTCGCCGCTCACTGGATGGTCACCTTGGGCTCGTCACCCTCGAGCGCCGGCACGTCCATCACCTCGGCGGCGTTCTCGATGATCGCGAGGATGGCCGACTCGGGCACGAGGCCCACGCCACGGCTGACGTTGTAGCCCTGCGCGCCGTCCACATAGACGATGTCGCCGACCTTCACGCGCGGCGTGACGCGGCCCTGCGACCCATCGGCGCCGATGGTGATCGAGCCGGGGCCGACCGCGAGCACGCGGCAGCGGGGCGGACCCTCGTTGTCCTGGCTGCGTGGGAGGTGGAGGCCTCCCTTGGACTTCCCGAAGTTGAGGACCTCGGTGAGGATCATGTCACGGCACGGGTGGATCTTCTCTTGCGTCATGCTCTGCTCGCTCCTTCAAGCCGCCATCTGCGCGGGCGGCATCATCTGCGGGGGCACGGCGCCAGGCGGCGCGGCCATCGTGGGATCGACCGGCATGGGCTGGCCCTGTGGCGCCTGCGTCGGCATCTCTGCGGGCTGCGGCGGCTGTAGAAGCGCCGAGCACTCCTCGAGCCAGTCGCGCAGGAGCTGGAGCGTCTCGTCGGGGCAGCCGCGCTCGCGCTCCTCGAGATACGCGGCGAGGACCATGGTGATCGCGGGCGACTGCGGCCCGGCTGCCACGTCCATCGGCTCGGGGCTGATGTACTTGCCGTCGAGCATCTGATCTATGCGCATGCGGATCGACGTGCGCGGCGCGGTGACGCTGGATGTCGCCTCCTCCATGTCGGGGAAGCTCATCAGCTCCATGGCCTGGTCCTTCTGGAGGAATCCAGAGGCCGTCAGTTCCTCGATGCGCTGCTGTCGCCCTGCCGGCTGCTGCGGGAGCAGCGCCTCAGGGAAGCACTGGAGGACGTACGCCGAGTCGGAGAGGTTCACTTCCTTCCAGGACAGCTCGATCTTCTGGTTGCGGTCGGGCACGTCGACCTGAAAGCCCGGGATGTCCCGCACTTCGTCGAGGCCGATGCGGACCACGTCCATGTGGAAGTCTTCCCATCGGCGCATCGCGGCCACGAAGCGCTCGCTGGTCTGGTCGCCGTACTCGCGGAGGGCTTCGCCGCTGTCGAGGCCTGCGGGCTTGCTCGCCGCAGCGCTCATCTGCGAGACGCCGACGATCTCGAATGCCCGCTGATAGAGCCAGGTCAGGTGCGCGAAGATTTCCGGGTGGATGGTCTGCGGCGCGACGATGACGGGCGGCGTCGAGCCGGCGCGGTACTGGAGGATCGCGCCGATGTCGTTGTTCAGGTGCGGAACGGGGATGCCGCTCGACGCGTCCATGAGGATGCGCGGCACGCCGAGCAGCGCGAAGGCGCGCTGGATCTTGCGCAGCAGGACGTTGATCTCGTACTGGATGGGCGTGAGTGCGTCGGCGACGCCTCGCCCCCACCAGCCAGCGAGCGGCTCGTCCCACTTGTAGACAGCGAAGGGCGCGCGCGGGCGGTCCCATGGCTCGTCTAGGAAGGCGAAGTTGTTGATCGCGATGACGTGCCGGCCGTCCTTCGCACCATCGCTGGTTGGCAGGCGCCACGCCTCGAGAACGAGAAGCTGGTCGCTCGTCGGGTCGCGGCCGATGTCGTCGAGCTCGGAGGACTTCGCGTTCTCGATGGCCGTGCGCGCCTTGGTGCGCGAGCCACCGCCGAAGCGCTCGAGGAGCACATCGCGATCGATGTACTTGCGCTGAACGTAGGTGCGCGGGTTGCCGTAGAAGCTCTCCTGGAGGTCGACGAGCAACTCCCAGGGGAACACGCGCTCACCGCGGAGGCGCTTGCCCTCGGAGTAGATCTTCTCGATGCCCGTGCCGAACACGAGGCCATCGCGCAGGACGCTCGGCGCGATTCGGTAGGTTTCGCTCTGATGGAGCATGCCCTTGCCGAACTTGTTGAGCTTCTGCGTCTTGCGCCGGAGCTTGTAGTCCGCGCCGCTGGTGAGGAACTGCGGGGCCGGCCGGCTCTGGCTGATCTTGCTGACCAGCGTGTCGACGCACGCGGCGATGACGTTGAGCCGCATGGCCGTATCGTCGGTCATGCGCGCGTAGCTGTTTGGCGTGAGGCTGAACAGCTTGGAGTTGCCGTAGAGCCGCGCGTTCTGGAGCTGGATGCGGCGCGTGTCCTGCTGACGCTCGCGCAGGCGCTCCTCGTAGCCCCACAGAGCCGACGCCACGTCGAGCCTGTCGGCCTTCCACCACCGCACGTCCAGCGTGAGGCGCGGCATCAGTCAGCCGCCGAGTGGAAGAGGACCGACTCACGCTCGGCCGCAACGCGCTTCTGGCGCTCCTCGGGCGTCTCCTCGACGGGCGCATCGGCAGCGACGGGGCCGAAGCTGGCCTCGATGTCGCCGACGCGGACGCGGGTAGCGCCGAGGGCGTGTAGCTTGGTGATCGCCTCGACGGCCTCTAGAAGTCTGGCGCGCTCCACGGACCCTCGTCGCGAGCGCGGCGCGCTCGTGCGTACTCCTCGTCGAGGAGTCGGGCCGCTTCGGCTTCGCCCCATTCAGGGGAGCCGACAACAGGTCGAGGGCTGGGGACCTGTGAGCGATGGGCGTACGTCCAGCGCCAGCCGTACAGTAGCCCGTCTGCGCAGTGGTTGGCAAGGCCGGGCTCTGCGTCGAGGCCCCGCTTGTCGTAGATCAGCGTTTCGAGTTCGGCGATGAGCTCGTCGCACTTGCCGCGGACGCAGTGGATATGCCCGCGCTCCATCTCGCCATTCAGCAGGCGGATGTGTGCGCGCTTCTCGCTCTTCTCGGCCGCGATGACCGGGAGCTGGTGGCGCGAGCGCATCTCGTTTCCGTACGCATGACCGAGCGCGCCTTCGTCCATAACGACCGTCAGGTCACCGCCGCACTCGTCCATCTCGCGCTGTACGGCCTCGGCGATGGTCGAGGGGATCATCCCGGCTGTCTTGAAGCTGAACTCCACGAACACGCGATCTGGGATGTGTGGGTGGAACGCGATGCGCGTCTGGCTGGTCGTCGGGTCGCGCGTGGAAGCGCCGAGGTCGACGACGAACACGCGTTGCCACCGCGTACCTTTCGGGTCGGTCAGGACAGCCGGCAGCGCGTCCACGCCGTGCAGCGCGTCATTGTAGTGGAACAGGCGCGAGGCCGAGTCGATGACCCACAGGCCGTGCTCGAGCTGGTCGCGCGTGACCTTGTCCAGCTTCGACAGTTGCTTGCGGTACGCGTCTTGGTCGAGGTGGGGGTTGTCCTCGATGAGCGAACGGACGAAGGGCCGCTCCGCGCTCGGCGGCGAGACGAAGCGCGACTTGACCCACGCGTGCCCGATGCCGCCGGGGTTCGTCGCGGCGCGCATCCGCACCGGCACGTCAGAGCCCTTGAGGCGGCGCAGGCGAGAGTGCAGGTACGTGTAGGCGACCTCGGAGAACTGCGTCAGCTCGTCGAGCGCCACGAACTGGAACTCGGCGCCCTGGTAGCGGTATCGGTCCGCGTCTGTCTCAAGGTAGCCGAAGGTCAGCTTCGCGCCGCTCGGGAACGTCCACCGCTTGTCCCGCTCGTTCCACGTCGCGTCCGTGCCGCGCAGCCACTCGTGCGCGCGGTCCATGATGGAGCCAGCGAGCGCTAGGTCTGCGAACGTGCGGCGCAGGACGAGCGCCGAGTAGCCCGGCACGTGTACGAACTGGAGCGCCGCCATCAGCAGCGCGTCCGACTTGCCGCCTCCTGCGGCGCCGCCGAAGAGCGCCTCCTCTGCGGTCAGCTCGAGGAACGCGCGTTGCCGCGAGGTGGGCACGTGCGGGCAGAACGGGATGCGGCGCATCTGCTCGCGCAGCGTTGCCAGTTCAATCACCACCTCTGGCGTGAGGGTCACGGCCCTACGGGATGCAGCGGTTCCCCACGCAGCGCAGGCCCGCCACGCAGTGGCCTAGCGGGTCGCACGGGCGCGGGCCCGCGTCGGAGTAGTTCGCGTCGTTGTGCTGCGGTCCGGTCGGGCCGGTGACGACGGTGGTGCAGCCGACGAGCAGCAGGGCGAGCAGGTAGCGCATGCGGGGATGGTAGCATCATCACCGCTTGCCCTTCTTCGCAGAGATAGTGCCGGGCGGCGGGGTGACCGCTTCGCCCGAGGAGAGGGGGGCCTCCTCGGGTCGCGCTGCCGGCTCAGCGTAAACCTTGGCCGTCTGCACGGCCGACCACGGGACGAGGTAGCGCTCCCCGTCCACGATGCACGTCACTCCGATCGGCCCGCCCTCCATCATCACACTATCCGACTCGGCGAGGTACAGCGGGATCGGCAGCGCTCCCGTCCTCGGGCTTTCCTTGTGCCCAATCCTGATGCCGCCCGGTACGAAGAGCTTGACGATCCGCATGCAGAAGCCTCACCAGCGCGAAGGGGTTGTGGGACAGGCCGAGACGCTGCGCCACGCGCGCGCCCGTGATGGTGCTGTGAGAGTAGCTGGTCATGGTCCGCTTGGCAGCGTGACCGAGGTGCCGCACGAGCTCTCGCGCGAGCCCGTAGCGCCTGCGCGTCTGTAGGACGTACGCGTAGTGGACGACGCCGGCCCCGTTGTCGTCCTCGCCGCACGCGAAGCCGAAGATGCTGTTGCGGTCGGCCGCGTCGCACGCCACGACGACACAGCCGCGCTCCATGGCGACGCGCACCACGTCGCGCTGAGCTGCCTTGTAGCGGTTGAACTGCACGCCGCGCATGGCGCTCGAGCCGTCGTGGTAGCTGCGCAGCCAGGCCGAGACGATGAAGCCCACATCGCCCTCGGCGGCCATGCGGAACTCGGTGGCGAAGGGGAGAGCGGTCATGTGATTCCGTTCGCCCTCTGCGGGAGAAGCCACCCAGCGAGCGGGTGAGGCGCGTATCCGCTCGCGTACATCGCCTCAATCCAGTCCATGCGGTCCTCCGTGGCGAGGTAGTCGCGAACCCTGCGCTCGGCGAGCATGCCCGGCTTGTCGCCTGCGCTTTGCGCGTTGTATCGAATGGCTGGCGTGACGTTCAGTTCGCGCATCACATCCGCGAACCACGGGATATCGCGCAGCGAACGGATCCGGATGTAGTCGCATACTCCATACCGCGTCGCGTCTCTGAACGCCCTGTATGATATGTACGGGCGGATGGCGTCGGACACGGGGTAGATCGATAACCACGACTCGCCCGCGGAAGCCGTGATGGCTGTACTGTTGATGCCACGCCTCACAGACCAGCCGACCGTGTCAGCAGCCCACACAAGTCGTCGCTCACACTCCTCGTACAGCGCATTCATCACCGTCGCCCCACCCTCTGCCGCAGCTTGGTCAGCTTCGCGGCGATGTAGCGGTCGCCCGCCGTCCTCGGCCTGCCACGACGCGCGATGAGCGCGTCGAGCACCTCGTCGGGCTTCACGTCCACCGCGAAGCGCTGGTCATCGGTCAGCGTCTCGCCAGTGGCGCTGGCGATCGTCGTGCTCGGTCGCTTCATGGCTGGTTGGCCCTCTCGCGCATGGCGATGATCGCCATGGCGTTTTGCTCGCCGTAGATGGCGATCAGTTCTTCGTCCGTGAGTCGAGACTCTCGGCCCGCGTCGCGCTCGCGGTCGAGACGTTCTCGCGCGCGTCGCTCTGCGCTGGTCATTCGCCCTCCGTCAGTTTCAACATTGCCAGCGCGTGCTCGCGCGCCTCCGCTGGTCATTCGCCCTCCGTCAGTTTCAACATTGCCAGCGCGTGCTCGCGCGCCTCCGCAGGCAGCGCTGCGATGATCTCCTCGGCCCTGGCCTTCGCTTGAGCGGGCGTCATGGCCTCGACGCGTAGGGTGCCCTCGTGCTCGATCTTCTGCCGCGACCCGAACTTGAGCGGCCACTTGCGTTCGAGCAGGAACGCCGCTGCGCGCCAGTCCTTCTTCGCGGCGGTGGCGAGGCCGGTGACGAGGATTGCCTCGCTCGCAGCCTGAGCCTGCTCGATGTCGTCGGCGAACTTCGAGAACTCGGTCTGCTTGCCGGCCTCGGAGTCGCGTCGTCCACGCTTGAGCCATTCGCGAAACGTCGTGGCGCTGATGCCCGCCTCGGCCGCTGCCGTCTCGATGTAGTTACCTGCGCGGATGAGCGCGACGATCCTTGCAGATCGCGACGCGTCGAGTTTGGTAGGTCTTCCTCCTTTGTTGCTCATGCCTTCCTCGCCTTCATGCCCTCACGCACCAGACGCTCGATGGCGACTGAGCAGTATTTCGGGCTGAGCTCCATCGCGTACCCGCTGCGCTGTGACTGTGCCGCGGCGAGCAGCGTTGTGCCTGAGCCGCCGAACGGGTCGTAGATGACGTCGCCAGCGTCGCTGTATGCGTTGATGAACCAACGCGGCAGCCCGACGGGGAATATTGCCGGGTGATCAACGCCGATGTCGCCTTCTGTGGTTACGTCAATGACGTTTCGCGGCAACGCGATACCGTTGCCCTCAGCAATCACTGCGCCCTTTTGTGCAGCGGTGAACCCGGAACCCGTGCTCCCTTTCGTCTGAACTATCGTTGTGAACGTAGCGTCGCTACGGTGCCCAACCGCTTCTGGCCTGAACTTGATCGCCTTGTTCGCGGCGAAGTGGAACACCGGCTCCCATCCGTTCTTGAATCGGTTGGGCCATGAGCCCGGGACCCCGGAACGGATCCACACCAGGTCATCCACGAACATCCAGCCCCATGCACGCTTGTGCGCGATGACGAGATCGTGGACGTACAGATGCCGCTCGCCGTCCTCTGCGTGCGCGCGGATGTTCACGAACCACGAGCCGTCCGGCGCGAGGTTGCTCCTGACATTGGCCTGCACCGCCTCGAACCAGTCCGCGTAGGCGTCCGGCTTGATGGGCTTGAACCCGCTCTCCTTGTCGTACTCGCGCTGCGCTGCGTACGGAGGCGACGTGAACGCCACGTTGACGAGCGCACCACCGAGCAGCCGCGACACATCGGCGGCCTCGCGGCAATCGCCGCACATGAGCACCTGACTCCGCCCGTCGCCTTCTAGGATCCACACGTCACCGCGCGCGACGTTCCACTTGTTCGCCAGCTCGTCGCTCGGCTCGACCGGCTCGCTGTCGCCTTCCTCGTCTGGCATGAACTCAGCGGCGAGCCGGTCGAGCTCCTTGGAATCGAATCCCGCGAGCGCCGCATCCTCGAGCCCGTACTTCGACAGGATGGACGCGACGAGCGCATCATCCCACTCCGCGATCTCGCCGAGCTTGTTGTCGGCGAGCGCCAGCAGATGCGCCTCGGCCGGGTCTAGGTCGAGGTACCTCACCGGTACGCGGTGCAGCCCGAGCGACTCGGCCGCGAGCAGGCGCGTGTGCCCAGCGATGACCTCTCCTCCGGCCCTGGCGAGGATGGGCGAGCCGAAGCCGAATCTCTTGATGCTCGCCGCCACCTTGGCGATGGCCTTCTGGTTCTTGCGCGGGTTCTCCTTCCACGGCGTCAGCGTGGAGCGATCTACCCACACCGCTGCCACCTCTTGCTCCTGCTCGCGCGCGCGCGAATCAACGGATACCGAATCGCCCGCTTTCGTCTTCTTGGTCACTCTCCAACACCTTCCCCCGTGAAACGGCGTGAAACGCCCCTTCCTGGCAATGAACCATCCGAGACAGCCTCCGCGGTGTCCTGACCACTCGACGCCTCTACGGGCCTCCAGTTGGCCCGCTCCTCCTCGCAGACAGTCCACGCGCTGATCGCGGCAGGCGGGGCGGAGGGCCGAGTGCCGCGGAGTAGTCCCGCCCTCGCAAGCTCGCCGATGACCTCGAGCCGCGCAGCAGGGCTGGCCTCGCGCCACGCGCGGAACTCGGCCTCGGTCTTTGCGCCCTTCGACGAGTTGCACGAGC